TTCCGCTGCATCCTGTGCGGCCCGGATAACCGGCGTAGCTTCATCAGATGCTCCAATCTCAGCATCCCCACTCATTCCATCGAAATTCTCCACCGCATCAGAAGCGGCGGATACTACCGGGGTGGCGCTATCGTCTGCTCCTATTTCTGCATCTCCGGAAGTACCGTCAAAATTTTCTACAGCATCCGAAGCAGCATTGACCGTCTGCGTAGCAGAATCATCTGCCGCAACTTCAACTTGTGCCGTCTCTCCGTCTATCTGCTCCGTAGCATTTTCAACAGCTGAAAGAACCGGGGTTGCATTGTCGTCTGCTCCTATTTCTATCTCAGCCGCTACGCCTGATCTACGCTGGAATCGTTGTGCCGCCCTATCCGCTCTCTCGAACGCTCTTTCCATTGCAGTGAGATTCCTGGTCACACTCGACGTTCCGGAACCGGTATTATCGACCACATCAACAGGAATCTCTATCCTTATCGTTTCTGCCAAGTATCTCACCTCTTTTCATTTTTCTTAATATTTTCTTCAATCCATACCTCCGTGGAGGCAAAAAGAAAGGCTCTGACCCCTTCGGGCAAAGCCATTACTTCATCCGGTCTAATCCCCTGTCTCTGGAATATCCAGTGCAACAGGGCTGATTTATAACCGGACCTTATAAGTTTTTTGCTGTATTAACTTTATCTTCTTCTGTGTTATATCCGCAGAGTTCATCAAGTGTAGTAAGAACTTTCTCTTTCTCTCCCGGAAGAAGAGCTGCTTCGATCACGTCAAGTGCGTTGATAATCTTCTTTCCTTTCTTTCTAAGTGCTTCCTGAATATTTTTATTGTTCCATAATTTTTCCTGATCTTCTGCTACAGTTGCATTGTAGATGAGGGAACTGCGGAATTTTGCATTATCCATTCCATCCGTTACTTTCATTCCAGTTCTCTTGTTTTTTGCGTATTTGGTGTACTTTTTCCTGATCTCATACATATCATCATCTGATAATGCATGGACAGAAAAAGCAAAATACAATTTTCCGGAACGAATGATTTTAATTTCCTTCGTTTCTTCATCCACATCATCTGCTGCCTCTAAAATACCATTCAGATAATCCATTTCATTAGCTCTCATATCTTCCTTTAATGCTTCCTCGGCTTCCGCCTCTGTCATATCAATTTCAGTTGTTCTTGGTTCTTCATTTTCGATATTTGCAGTTCTTGCCATGTATTATTTTCCTCCGTTTATAAAAATAAGGGTGGCCAGTTTTAGCCACCCTTGTGTTGACCAGATATCAAATTGTCAGTGATGAACGGGGTTCTACTTCCCCGTTGCAGTGCAGATTATAAGATCTTGATAATGTATCTCCTGTACTTACATTCTGCAGATCCTGGTCACCGCTAAAGATACATTCACGATATGTAATGCGTTCCTGGGAGCCATTACGCCCTTCAATAACTCCATCTAAAGTCATAACCGGGCTTTCTCCTTTATTTACCGCACTAACAACATTGTTGAATAATTCGCCATCCAGAACAACGATCTCCGAAATTGTAATCGTGACTCCAATAGTATTGTTTGTTTCCAGTTCTCTGTTCTGTCCTAATGGCTGATATTTGGTATTATTAAAAGATGTTTTCGACTGAAAACTGCTTACCTGCGCAAACGGAACCCCATCTGCATTGTAAAGCATGGCATCTTTACCTGAACGACTATGTCTCGCGTCTGTTGCAGCACTTGTATTTAACATTCACCTTTCCTCCTTTACTCTGCATTGGTACTGAATCTAAACTTATAGAATGAGTAAATATGTTCCGCAGAATCCTTATCAATGATATCAAGGTCAAAATAACAGTTATCTGCGTCTGCAATATAAGTCGTGCTCTCAGTTACTGTTCCTGCTGTTAATTTTTTTTCTTTGATCATGGCATTGATAATTCCCTGAATTTTTCCAATAATAGTGGCTTTTCCATTTTTATCAGGATCGACTTTTCCAACTAAAGCGTCGGACTGGGCATTTGCTCTGTACAATAACTCATATCTTGTTCTTACACGGCGGATTTTCTTCCAACCTTTATCTTTGTTATCTGGAAGATTGATCAGTGTATTGATTCCAGCATCAATCCATACCTCATCTTCTGTAGACTTACTAAGAACCAAGCATCCCTTCAGTTCCGCTTTTATAATCTGAGTATTTGTAAGCGGTTCTGCAAGATCTACATATCGAGTAATCACCATATGAGTCACTGCCTGATTTGCAGGAGTTGCTGCAATAAGTCCAGCAATCAAGCCGGCAGTCTGATATCCATCCAGAGTTCCCTCATTGATAAAGACTTTTGGATTGAGAACATAAACTATATTCTCACCATCAAATCCTGCTGCCGCATTCATTCTTTCGTCTAAATCTTTGTTATCTTTCTCTGCAACAACTCCAATCCCAAACTGACTGGTTTCATAAATTCTGTCCAGAAATGCCTGTAACAGCGCATGTACTGCTGTATCTTCTGTATCAACACAAATTGTATTGAAGAAATATTTTTCTGCCTGTGAAAAAGCAGCTGAATAATTGGCAGTTGCTACTGTAGGATTCTTTCCTTCTGTAAACGCTGTCTGATTCACATTAGTCATGATTCCTTTTGCAGATTCTTCAAGATTAGCCGTGAAATTCTTTGAATTTGCAAAAGCACTTACAAGACTTGCAGCTTCATTATCGCCTGCTGAAAAATATACTTTTTCAAATTCAGTAGTTCCTGTATAGATAATGCATTCTTTCCTGTCTTTGTCAGTTAAGCGGTTTCTAATAGTTACAGAAAATGGCATCTCTCCTGGATGTTTTGCTGTGATCTTAATTTTTCCAGTTGCAGCTGCAAGACTTACGCTCGCCACAGCTCCGCCCGTTCCATTAAGGCGACAGCAAATAACTTTCTTTGCACCACCATACAGAACTTCACGAATCAGGTCAGTCGTTAATCCATCTCCGTAGATTGTTGTGTAATCGTCTCCTCTCTCTAAGACTGTTACTTTATCTACTGGTCCAAACGTTGCTTTAAACACAGCTACAACAACTCCGTCAATTGCCCCGAAAGAATCATCGTCACCATTCTTATCTACGTTGAAGTAACTTCCTGGTCGAACTTTTGTACCTACTTCAGGAATCTGGAAATATTCCGCCATTATTTGACCTCCTTCTTCATAATCCTTAACATTATATCTTAAAATAAATTCTTCGACAAGCTTCTCAGCTTCTGAAACAGTCATGCTTTTCTTTTTTGACAGTTTCAGTGCCACCATCGCGCAATCAGGGCAAGAAAAAAGCTGATCGCGTGCGGCAATCAGCTCATCTACCCCATATTCCGTTTCTTTCTCTGCCAGAAGAACTTCTTTTGTTTCTTCCGGAGCATTTGTTTTCTTTGTTTCTGCCATTGCTTCTCCTTTCAATCTGTAAAATCCATGCCAATTCCGGAAAGATTGTGTTTCTTTTCATTTCCGCGAAGGCATCCATATTTACCAGTTATGGTCAGCTGACCTTCTCTAAGATAATCAGCCTTATTATTTAATTCCATCTGTGAAATAATCATAGGGGAATCATCCAACATAATGATTTCTTCGTCTATTGCTATTCTTTGATTGATTGATGCCAGAGTCTTCAATCTGGTACCAGCCCCCGGATAAATCAAGTGTACTGCGACCTTTCCTATGAACCATGCAATTGTATTCATGCAGTGGCCCGTTGTTTTCTGTATATTTGCTAATCTGCAATAAAATACAGGTGTCTTTGACGTCTCAATAAAATCACTTATACTGTCTATTCCAAGAACTACCGTTTCAGGGAATAACTGCTTAATATATGCCGCTACTGCAAGAACAGGATCTGGATCCGTACTCAGCTGGTCCGGATACTCAAGTATGTCAAATGCCACCTCCTTGCACCAGACCTCCTTTCCCTCTATCGCATATGATTCTGTACGTGCCCATGCTACACAGAAAGGAGCCTCTCCGTCTGGTTTCATAAGTACATCCTGAAGCCGGAGTCTTACAGTATTCTCAATTTCGTCAATAACAGTACTGGTCTTATCTGTATAAATCGCAATATATAATGTTCCTGATGACGAACGTTCCTGATTAACCTGCATATCAATTCGATAGCAGATTCGAGGATACTGAGTTGCTCCTTCCCAGCCTTCCTGCTGATCTGATGGAAATTCAGAATCGAATATGGCAGGAACCCCGGCATATGTAGCAAGCATTTTCGTCAAATCTTCGTCTGCAGATAAACGTCTGAATATTAATTCACTAAGATTCATCTGTACCCTCCTTGATAGTCAAAAGCCCATCGTTCGAATATCTTATTTCCCATTCTCCATCTTCCGAAACAGGTATAAAAAAATGATTCTGTGTGTTCGTTTTCTCATTCGGATACAATACTGTAATCCGTTCGGCAGACGCATGGTACACAATGCCGGATTTTCCTTCTTTCCATGATCTATGTTTTGCATAGATAAGCGTTCCTCTGCGGATTTCATCCAGATTAAATTCAGCTCGTTCAATACGATTGATAAACATATCAGCCTCCTATTTCTGCAAATATTGCTGTTATATTTGGCAATGCCGTCTGTTTTATCTTTTCTACATAAGGACGAGCAGCCATTTTTCTTGTTCCATGTTCCAGATAACCAGCATATCCCATACCCGACGTAATGCATACCGCACCGCCACTCATATGCCAGTTATTTTTTAAATGTCCGCTCCGAACACCCGGTGGACTGCCCGGAGCTGACGGGCTTGGATTTGCCAGTACAGATAATGCAGCATTTCTAAGGGCATTTGAAGCCCTTGGATATCTTGCGATCACCTGCTGCTCTATCCGTTCCTTGTCTATTTGAACTTGAACTTTTACTGCTTCTGCTGCTTCGGCAGGTGTCATTTCAGATCATTCCTTTCTTCGAGATATATCAAGCCAGTTGCTCCAAGGTTTCCGGGATCCTCAGATAAAAGAACGAGAAAGGTTCTGCCTGCAGTAGTCAAATAGTCTCCCTGCTTTACATCTGCAGAATCCCGGATAACAAGAGTGTGGGTTAAAGAATGTTGTTCCTGATCCCACCTGTGTTTCATCCTTTCAGATTCATGTGTAGATGCTTCAGCAAGTATTCCTGATATCTCGCCTTTCGCTTCAAAATCTGACACAGGATGTCCGAGTATGTTGCGAATGCTCTTTCGTCTTACCACAAAATCCGTCCATAAATTTCCCGGTCTTAGATACATCAGGCCAAATGGGCTTATCATATATCATCACCTTCGCTCTCTTCATGGCTCATCATGCCGTTGTAGAAGTATGGCGTCGGCTGTTTACTCATATCTCCCGCATTCATCAGAATCGCCGATGGGGATACAGAAGCAAGTTTCAGGTCCTTC